ATGAATTTAGTACATACGATATATTCACATATAAAGGTAGCTACAATTGTAGACATGCTTGGCAACAAAAATTCTTCAAACGTATAGATGAAGATAATAATAGAGCAAAGAAAAACCCAATATTAGAAGAAATATTAGGTGGTCCTAGAGCTCAAAGTGCTGCTCAAGTAAATCCTAAATCAAGAACACAAGCAGAAGTAGAGGCAGGTGTACCTGAAGGTCAATTCCAATTTAGTGCTGTAGAAGACAAATACGAATTAGCAGGACCATTAATGGTACCAGATCAATTAATACCTAGATTTGATGAGCAAGGAGATAAATACTATGTTTTCTTTGATAAAGAGGGTATTAAAAAATTATCATACAAATTAATGCGTAATAAATTAATTGATAGTGTAAACATTGAACATGATAAAGATAGAAAAGTTGCTGACTTAACATTAGTTGAATCATGGTTAGTTGCTGATTCAGATAAAGATAAATCAAATAAATACGGATACAGTTTACCAGTAGGTAGTTGGTTCGGTGTTTATAAAGTCAACAATAAAGAAGTATGGGACAAATATATTAAGACAGGTGCTGTTAAAGGCTTTAGTGTCGAAGGTATATTTGCAGATAAAACAATATTAGCTAAAAAACAAGAATATGCCTTTACCAAATCCTAAACCTAGAGAAGACAAAGATAAATTCCTAAGTAGATGCGTCACGTCAGATATTATGCGTGATGAATTCCCTGATGGTAAACAACGTTTTGTTGTTTGTCTTCAACAATGGGAAAATAAAAAATAACATATATTTATTTGCATACAAGTTAGATAGTCCATTGTCTGATATTGTATTTTATTGTAAATATTTTTATATATTTTTTTTCTTAGGAAAGTGTAGCTTTTGGAAACCTCCAGCTACGCTTTTCTTTTTCCATAATAATGTCGATTTTCAGGCTTATCAGTTAGTCTAGTATTATACTTAGGGTATTCACCGAATGCTGCTTTATGTTGATCTAATAGATGTTTTTCTTTAGCTTTACGTTCATCAGTATCTTGAATATATTCTAGTATTTCAAATGATAAATGATTTCTATCTATTTTACCTAATGCTAAATCCTTTTGTATAGGTTGTTGCCATTGTCCTTTATTTACGTGTTCTGCTTTCTTAACGTGTTTAGAAAAATGGGCTGTTCTACGTTGCATAGGTTTAGTTGATTCACCTATGTAAACAATATCTTCTTTATAGTAAATAGCATATACACCAGCTGGTTCTTGTTTATGATATTCTTCTAGGTATTTTGCTTTTTTATCTCTAAACCAAGGCAATTGCCATTTGATGTCATGCTCTATTTTAGACTGTTTTTTCTTACAGGCATGGCATTTGTAACTACCATTTCTATACATTGATAGATAACAGTTTACGCCTGGATTTAATTCTGTTTCACAGTCAGTACAGAATTTTGGATACGCTCCTCGTTGGTTAATTTTTACACTCATAATATTGTATTTTATTGTTTTATTATACGTATGGCAATATACAACTCTACCAACAGGGCTCCAACAGATTTTCAATAAGTTTTTATACTGATATATTTATGTGGGAAGTGCACAGTGCACTTATTTTATTAATCAACAATAACAATTTATTATTATGACTAAAGAAGACTTAAAAGAGTTAGTAAAACAACACTTTAGTTTAGTCGAAATTGACGTTGAGAAATTCGATAAAGCGATGCTAGAAGACGGATCAGAAGTCTCTAATCAGAAAAGCGGAAAATTTGCTATCGGTGATGTATTATTCATCAAAGATAAAGATGGTAAGTTTGTACCTGCTCCTGAAGGAGAACATGTTTCTAAATCTGGTATTCAATTTATTCTAGATAAAGACTCTAAAATCGTAGGTCTTAAATATCCAGACGCTAAAGGTGAAGGTTCAGCCGACTTAAAGGTTGAAGAAGAAAAGATGCAAGTCTTAGACACTGAAATAGCTGAAGATAAAAAAATTAAGAAAGGCGATCAAGCGGACGAAGGTGCATTTGCTTCAAAAGACAAAGATGAGATGGATGCAAGAACCGATGCTGAAGAAGAAGGCTATCTAGACGGAATTAAAGACGAAAAAGAAGACTTAATTGAAGCAGGCGGATTCAAGCTTGAAGACGTAGTCGAAGTGATTGGAGAAGTAGTTGAAGCTAAAGTAGAGGAATTAAAGGACAAAATGAAAAAAATGGATGAGAAAATGAAATCCATTGAAGAAAAAATGTCAGCATTTAATTCTGAACCAGCAGCAGAAAAGACTGTTCCAAGCATCAAGTTCTCAGCTCAAAGCGAGGGAACAAGCAAAGCAGACAAGAGATATAACATGATGTTAAAAAGATTGTCTAAATAACAAATTAATAATTAATCTAAAACTTTAAAAACTAAAAATTATGGGTTTAAATGTATCAGCGTTGAATGATTTCAACAACGAAGTTGCAGGGAAAGTTTTACTTCAGACTATTTACAAAGGTAATACTGCCGAGTATGTAAGTATTCAAGAAGGGATTAAATATCAAGAACCATTAAACAAAATAGCTGTTCATCCTTACTTTCAAGGTGGTGACTCAGTTACTTCGCCTTCTGGTTCAGCGATCTTTACTCAAAGAAACATCACTGTAACAAAGAGAACTGCTTATGATTCTTGGAATCTACAGACTCTTACTCAGAAATACTTAGGTATTTCAGCTTTACCTGAAGGATCTTACGAAGAGACTTTCAGTTTATTAAACGACTTAACTACTGAATTAGTAGCTAAGGCACAACAAGAAAACGATAACTTTATTTGGAACGCACAGTCTGGATCAGTATTTGCTGGCTCAACTGTAACTGCCGAAGCTGACGGATTCAAGTTTTTGATCTCAGGATCAACTGCTAACGTAAACGTAGCTACAGGTGCTTCTGCGACTCCTATTACAGGTTCAACTGCATACGATCAGTTAACTGGAATGATATCATCTATCAACGCTAACGTTGCTGATGCTCCAGATTTAACTTTCTTCTGTGGTATACCAGTATTCCAAAGAATTATCAATGGATTGACAACTCAAAACTTATTCCACTTTGACCCAACAACTGTGAAGTCAAGAGGCGGATACTATGAGGTGCCACTTCCAGGATATCCTAACGTAGTAATCGTTGGAGGATGGGGATTAAGAAACTCTGAAAGAGTAGTATTAGGACCTGCATCTGACGCATTCGTTGGAACTGACTTAATTTCAGATACTAGTAACTACCAATTATGGTATGATATTAACTCTGACACTATTAAGTATAGATTGAGAAACAAATTAGGTACTCAAATTGGACACCCACACTATTGGGTTTCTAACGACGTAGCTTAAGCTTAACCGATTATTAACTAACAAAAACTTAAAATTATGGCATGTGATATTACATCAGGATTTCAACTAGGTTGTAGAGACAACATGGGTGGTCTAAAGCAAATTTATATTCTAAGTGGTTCAGTTAGTTCAGTAACAGGCGCAACTAATGGTTTATTAACAGCTATCAGTGGATCAGGTACATTCTATTTATTTGAATTAGCCAAAAACACAGGTGACTTTACAGAAACTATTAATAGTAGTATTGAAAATGGAACTGTTTATTACGAACAAGTAGTAAATGCTCCATTCCAGAAACTACAGTCGTCAACTCGTAATCAGGTTAAAGTTCTAGCACAGAACCCTGACCTTAAAATGATCATTCAAACTAATAATGGTACTGAAGATGGTGGAATAGGACAATTTTTCTATTTAGGCCAAGAAAACGGTATGACATTATCAGGTGGAACTGGACAGACGGGGACAGCTTTTGGAGACCTAAACGGTTACACTTTAACATTTACAGGTGATGAACCATTCCCTGCAAGTGAAGTAAGTGGATCTGTATTGACAAGTGTTCTTTCGGGAATTACTGTTTCCAACTAATATAAGTGATTAAGAAATTGGGGGCGCTATGCCCCCATTTTTTTAAATCTATTTTCAATAAAAACAATATTTATTCTCGATGATTAGACTAAACTACAGTAGCAGCGGAGGAGATACTAATGCATTATTTTGTAACGTACAAATAAGTGCATCTGAGGTTTTATACTCGCTAACTAGTAGTTATGATCAATCAAAATGGGAATTATCAGGTAGTATAGTTTCTAACAAAACTCAAGGTGGAGACGGATGGATATTAGTTTCATCAAGTAGAGATCAAGCACCTACAGCATCAGGACAATATTTTGCTGATGTTTCTCCATTAATACCAACTACGCAAGATGCGATTTGGAACCAAACAGGTTTAATCTGGCAGGATAATAATAGTCCTATTTCTATAATAGACTATATTTGGAATATATTTCAAAAATATAGAACAGGTAAATCAGATGGTGGGTTTATTGATACAGAAAGAGTATGGGTAAGTGGATCTAATGACCCAGCTATTACAGATTATGTATCAAGTAATGAAAATGCTACTTTTAACACATATCAAAACTAATGGGTAAAAAATTTAACTTTAGTGCTATCAAACGTAAGGAGGAATTCAGTAATTCTGGATACGATAGAGACTCTAATCCATTTAGAGACGGAGCGAAAGATAAGCCAAAATATATGAAATTCGGGACTGACAATCAGTATCCTGAATATCTAATCTCATTATACAATCAATCATCAATTCATGCTTCATGTATCAATGCAATTGTTCAGGCAATTACAGGTGATGGTTTAGTTTGTGACAATGAAGATTATTTAAAAAGAGCTAATAGAGACGGAGAATCATGGAACGA